TAGACATTATATACGTCTCCCAGGTATAGAATAAGACGGGGTCTCTGGATTTCGATTGATCCTACTCTCCATTTGACCCCTTCATATTCTACGTAACGTATCGTTGTGTGATTTGCAAACGAAAATGCATCACCAACAAAGGAGACTGAGCTGGCCAGAACTATGTTTTCGTTCTGGTTTTCTGTTTTATCCCAGCGTCTCGAATTGCGGACCATTTCCCCTTGGTAAATTTTCTCAACGAAACTTTCAGAATGGACCCCTGGGGCGGTTTCCGCGGTTGAGACGAAACCGACTTTCCCACGAAACTTCGCCATAGGTCCTCCAGGACTATTAGTCGGCGATCTGTTCGAAGATCAACGCCGATTTGAACAGGGTCAGGGCGCCCGAGCAGCGGCCCTCGAGCAGATATTTGTACTGATTGACGTCCAGGTCAAAGCTGTCGAACTTGGTCAGCTCGCCACCAGCATCGGTGCCGATCGTGTAGTCCTTGGGATTGACCAGGATACCGATGAGGTCCATCGTCACGGGCTCAGCGTCTTCGGTCTCGCGGGTAACGCCTTCGAGAACGGGGACTTCGACGATAGCGTTGACGCGCAGGATGTCTTCGAGTTCCTTCTGGTTCGAATAGATCCGACGGCCATTCTCGTCCTTGACGAGCAGCATTTCGACCACAACGTCGGTCGTGGTGAAGAAGGTCGGGTTGCCGGAGCCCTTGTAGAGCTTGCGGGCGCGGATGACGTCTTCGATCATATCCTCATAGGTGTGGGCCTTGGGAATCGAGACGCGATGCGCATACAAGGGGTTCTCCTTGTAGATGGGGCGAATGTTCGCCTCTTTGATTTTGTCCGGGTCGTTCGCAGCGCGGCCGTCGCTCACCAGAATGGCGCGAGCCAGCTCTTCGCGAGCCTGAACGTTCATGATCTTCCAGATCCAGGCCACAACGTCCATCGTGGTGATTTCCAGGATGGTGTCACGGTCCATTTTCTGCTTGATGTACCAGGTAGCGGCCGTGGTCGTGCGCTGAGCCAGGTCCCAGTAGACTTCGGTCTTGACGGCACCAGTGACGTAGCCCTTAGCGCGGGCGGAATCATAGGTGAGGTCTGCCGTGGTCGTGCGGATGCGCGAGAAGGGCGAGTGAGTGGTCGCATTCAAGAAAGCGCCAACCCAGGCAGTGTCGCGCTGGGTCAGGATGGGTTCCTTGGTCGTGTCGTGGGCATCCGGGAACAGGAGCTCGACATGATCGATGCCATAGGTGACGGCGTGCTTGAGCATCGCGTCTTTGAACCGGATACCAGGCTTGCTGGCTTCTTCCACGATTGCCGCGAACTGGGAATGGCTCAGGGTTGGGGCGCTGAGGGTGTTGGCGGTTGCAGAGGCGTTGAAAACGTTTTCTTTCACGATATCTCCTTCGGAGTCGTCTGAATGGGCCACAGGGGCCTCGGATGAAGCGCCGCCGACCGCTTCCACGGCGTTGGCAATGATAGTGTACATGGCTTCTTTCTCGATTTCAGAAAGGCCATCAAAGATTTGGCCAATGGTCATACCTTCATTGGCGTCTGCGTGCGACAGAGTGTCGGGCAAGACTTCAAGCAGATCGCCCATAAAGATGATCGCCTCGTCTTCGACTTCTTCATCGCTGTGGGCTAAGACCAAGTTATCGATCTTAGCGAGCCCATTGGCCCCGGAAAGGACCACGCTGAGTTCGCGGATAACGCCATGGGTCACCGTCTTCTTGCTCTCAACGAGTTCGTTAGCGAAGATCGACAGCGAGTTCAGGTCCTTTTTATGGACCATGTGCTTCATGTCTTTCCCCTGCTTCAGATCGTTGAAGTAAAGGTAGGCGTATGTACCATAGTCGTCGTTCTCGAGCATGGCATGGCCAACGATGTTATCCATCTCCTTGTGGAGATGCTGGTAGAGCAAGGGAACAGTCGTACCCTCATTCTCGGCGAAGGCGCCGTGTTTGATCGTGCGGCCATCGGAGCAAAGGGTGTTAAACACTGTAGCATAACCGCTGGCGGAATAACCGTCATTTGGCTTTAGCTGCTTTTGGGGTTTCATCGGCATTTAATCGATCTCCTTTCGAGGGATCTTTTACAGGTAAGTTAATACCATTTTGAGGTGCGCCTGGTTTGGCCGTCGGATCGGCACCTTCGGTCGGGGGATTGAGGTTCTTGTTCCGCAACTTGTCCGCTTCGGGGTCTTTGTCTGGCTTGTAACCGAGGATGGATCTGATGTCGTTGGACGACAGGATCGCGTTTCTTGTCATGCTGTCCGAGATTGTCGCCAGTTCGGATGCAGGAACTAGGCTGAACGGGTCTTTGAAGAAGACAATCGACTGGCCCTGAGTTGTGGCTGTCTTGGTTAGGAAACTTCTTCGCATTGATCCTGTAATCGCCTCAAGGATCGGATGCAGCGTACGGTTGTTGTACTGGATAACCAGCTTTTCATCGGCAGTTCCATTGAGAATCTCTAAACTCACACCTAACTGGCTGTATAGCATACTCGTTAGATACTCTATTTGAGCCATCAACTGGTTCTCTGCCGGGCGGTTCAACTGGATAATCTTTTCCTGGCTGTCGATGTAAGCGACACCGTACTTACTGTCTTTCATCTGAGCTTCGATCTCTTCGCGCCGTTGACGAGCCTGGATCTTTCGACTTTCTGATTTTGCCGGGTATTGGCTCTGAACAACGATATCCAGTTTACCGCTACCACTCTGCTCGTCAATCGCGTCTAAGATATTCAGTTTATGAATTAGGCGATTTAAGGTCGAATTCGGCCGGTTCATTACTTCATAGAACGGGTTCTCAATAACAGCAACTCTGGCCTTAGGAAGAACTTTCTCAACATTGCGCCCGATCTCGTCGTTATAGATGTCGAGACGAACGTCGTTTGGATACCATTCCAGAACCTGTGCGGTTCGCATCGAAAGGATATCCCAAGAATTCGTAGCCCTGGGATTCATCGTCGTGTCTACCGGGACAATGGCGACGCTTCCTTCGTCGAACATCGATATTACGATGTCTCTGATAAAGGCACTGCCAATCTGGTCTTTGTTCGCCGAAATCGTTAGACAGTCGTTAAGACCTGTTTTCATTGTCTCGAGATAGCGACCATTTTCATCAAGACGAACGTGGCGCATGTCGATCATAGACACGTCAACGGCGATCCGATTATAGATAGCGTTGACTAACGATTTCTCATTCCCGATACGAAGTCGAGCTCGGTCAGGACGAGATGAAGACCCCTGGCCGTAATCAGGATAACCAGTCTCTCGATCGGCTAGAACGTTCCAAGCATGGACAATACGCTCTTTGATTGATGTCAATATTTACCTCCTTTCCAATTTATTCGAAATCTTCTTTGTGGAGTTTGTAGGCAACTAAGCCATCCATCATGGCCGCTACACTGTCAACCTTCTGATCATTGCGTTTCTTGAAGAGTTTGCGGTTTCCATTTGTATCCTCAAGGGTGACGCAATTGCCCATGCAGAAACTCATAAGTTCCTGGTCGAATATAAGCATTCTTTCGCCAGCTAGTTTCTTCAACTCACCAAGGGGAACAGACTCAGTCTTGGCCCCTTGTGTTACTTTCTCAATCCCGTATTCGCCATTATCTTGTATCCATTTGGCTACAAATTCTTTAGCGTTGTACGGATCGTAACCAAAACACCTAATGTCGTAGCCGTTTACCTCGATAAATTCGTCAAGATCTTTATAGACGTCGACCATGTCGAGGATGGTTCCTTCCATGATCTGAAGAGACCCTTCGGCGATGAATTCTTCATATTTCATTCGCATCGCACTGCTAAGTTTTGCGAGCGTTAGCGAAGATATGTAACATCTGGTCTTGACACCAAAGCATTCGTTTCTAAGTGGAAACAAGAAAGTAAAAGCGCAGAAGTCGTCTCCCTGGGAAAGGTCTGCTCCCATAGAACAAGTCATATTCCAAAAGTCGCCTCGTCTGTGTGGTTGGATTTCCGGGTATGTGAAGAAATACGTATACCCTTCCATCGGAATACCAAATCTCTTGGCGAGAATGTCGTTCCTTGACGAAGGTACCGCCTTCGCTCTTTCTACTTCCAACTGATAGACTTCGTAAGTGACAGTCTGTCCAAGATTGGGGTTCGCCTTGAGCCACATCGAAGGATCGTTCACCTCTTTAATGTCGTCTAATTTGTAATAGAAGATCGACACGTGAGGATTTATATAATCTCCTTTAAGTATATCAAGGAGTTCGATTTTGATAGTGTCGCCACTAGAATTCCGAATTGTACCTTCAGAACTAATGGCAACTACCAGGTAGTCGTCGAGTTTGCTTGCGCCCTGTTCAAGGGCTCCGACAACGTCTTCACGAATATCACCCGACAACCACTCGTCAATTGTTGAGATCTTAGGCCGTAAACCCTGCAACTTATCTATCGACATTGGACGAACTTCGAGCAACGACCCGGTCAGGAAGTTTTCGATGCCCTTCTTAGTAGACGCCAATTTGGTGCGGTCGGCCTTAGATCCCGTTGTGTTTTGCAACGACCCAAGAGTCAAAAATTTGAACAACGGTCCACGTGAACGCGTAATAGCGGTCCGAATAGGCGACATAACTTCGTCAGCCTGTTTCATCGTTGGAGCGGTTGTGACCTGGTGGGTTGTTGACACGTCCACATTTAGGAAATAGTTCTGAATGCAGCTTGCGTACATACTCTTCGCAGCGCCTCGTGCGACGATAAGATACTGCTTATTGATTAGACGTTTCTTAATCCTGCGTCTAACATAGCGGCCGCCAACTCCATCTTTATTGGGAACATAGACGGACCGCTCGACAAAGTAGTACCAACCGAATATCTGCTCGGCCCACAGTTTAAATGAGTCAAGCAATTTTAAATCGGCGCCATCGGTAAGAGTTAATTCATTTTCACAATAGAGAACAAAGCCCTCAACAGCGAGGTCATCGTAGTAGACGCCCGGATTATCGATTAGAGCGTCGATGCGGTTCATCTCCATAGAGATCTCGTTACAAACGGGTATCTCTCCTCGGATTACCTTTTCTCGAAACTCGCCATAATAACGCGGAACGGCTCTATTTGATAACATTACGGCATCGGTTGAGGCTTAACGCCTTTTTTGATCATGTAATTTATCGCATATGACGCGGCAGTAGCGCCGACATGAAGGCCAACTTTGGTCGCGACGTCTCTTACAACAACGTCCCGGCTTGTTTCGACAGCATTGCGGCCAACCTTCTCGTACCACGGTTTTTTCTGTGGATTTAGTTCGCGATAGGTTTTCTCAAGTTGGAGGCGGTTGGAAAGATAGCGTAATTCTTCATTACTCATCTCTTCCATGCGTTTAGACTTGATTTTTGAAGCGATCAAATGATCACCGCTCGCTGGTCCGGTTGACTTCTTTTTGCCCCAGTGCATCCCGAGGACGCCCCAGTGCTGGAGCCATTTTTCGTTTACAGTTTCCATTTGACTCCTTTACACGAATTTCCCGGCAGACGCACTCCACACTAAATCGATAACGTGGATCGCAGCCAGGGGGCTGTTTACTTGGGGAACAATGTCCGGGCCTTTTGGGGGATGACCGTAAATAACATTCGGATCTGGAAGACCGAGAGGGGCTCTTGCTTTGCGATTTTTCGCCACTTGGGTTGCTACGATATAGCCGCCTGCAACGACGGCACCGGTCAGAAGGATAGCTGCCAAAGCGCGATTATCGTCACGAACCATCTTATTGTGCTCTGCGAGTTTTGTCTTCATGACGCCGGAATTGCGAAGGCGCTTGATCTCAACATCCGTCATGTATTTAGGGTCTTTGTCGACCTTCATCCCAGTCTTTCCAAGGGCTTTGCGAAGACTTTCTTCACGACGAGCACGCATGGCTTTCGCCTTTTGTTTCGTGTAGTATTCCTTCTCGGCAGCTTTCTGAGCGGCAGCCTTGGCTTTAAGATCTTTACGGATCGAAGTCTGTTTAGCCGCGTCGGTTTTTGCAAACTTACGGGCTAACTTCTTCTGTTCTTCGGCGTGTTGTTGGTTGCGAATGCGTTCGCGTTCGTTCGCCTGATGGGCTTTAACGCCCCAATGCATCCCGAGGACTCCCCAGTGTTTGAGCCACGTTTCGGCTTCTTCAGGGGACTTGATTGATACCATTTTGACTCCTTGCTAACTCGAGATCGTGAGCCAAAGTGAATCGTGACTCGAGTTTCGTCACGATGTTCTTAAGGGCGTCCATCTGTATCCCGCTAGTTGGTGGATCGAACAGGATGCGAGTCGTAACCCAAATGTAAGATTGGACCTGACCACGGTTTGCTACTTCTGGTAGGTAATCCTCCCAGGTTTGGGTTGCTCCCGTTATTGCGTAAGCAGGGGTTGGGCCGACGCCAAGACTCTCGAGTTGGTCGATAGCACTGTTGATCGCGACAACAAGATCTTGATCAAAAGCGTTGTCAACCACATTTAAAACTTTTTTGGTTGTGTCTAGTATGCTATCTGGCACTTTAGTCCTTTCTCCCTATTCCCAGGGGGTGGTATCGCCTAATCGTCTTGAAATTGGAACTTGAGGAAGAAGTGAGGAATCGCCGAAGTGTATGGCTTGATGAGTTCTCTCCGTTGTTGTGATGAGGTACTCAGGGCTAAACACGTACAAAGATTCGCTGATAACATCTTCAACGGTGATCGGGTTCATATGATGGATGACAGCTCTTACTGGTATAAGATAACCAGGAACCCCTAAGTCAAGGGCCCGATCTCTAGCGATAACTTCGTCGCGTACGTCCCGCCAGCGCCTCGATTTGTAAAGGGCCTGGTTGACGTAGCGATTGGAACCCCAGGATGCTTGGCCTACCGTTCCATAAAGTTTGAGATAGTTGTATCGATTGATAAAGGATTGGAACTCTCGAAGTTCTGTGTAAGTCCTAATTCTCATCGTCGAAACTATCTTCACTTCTGGCATTTTGACCTCCTGTGTAACGGGTCATGGCGTCGATTGCCTCGTTAAAGAGAAGTTTAATTTCCTCTCCAGATTTAAGGTTTGTTGTTTTGGCTTCGATCAGGTTGTTTTCCTGCCTTAACCGTTCTTGTTCGAGCTTCTCTCTCGTTGATCCGAGTTTCAAATAATGCACAATGACCTGTGAACTGGCTTTCCCCGTCCTGAGTTGTTGTTCAGCGAGATCTACAGCCAGGTTCACAAGTTGTCCTTCCCGCCCTTCCAGAGTCTTGGCTGGGGCGCGTAGCCTCTTAGGACGTTCATCCTCAGCCATTTTGATCTCCTATACGGCGGGTTCTTCTTCGACTACCGGCGCAGGATCAGGTTCTGTCAGCGCCTGTTTGAGATTGGTCATTGCTTGGATGGCACCTTCGAGCATGGTTGCCATTGTCTTGGTCTGAGCCAGGCGGGCTTGGTAAGAGGCCAACTGCTCGTCGATCGTTTTCAGTTCTTTTTCAGTCATGTTACTCCTTAAGTTGCGGATTCGTAGGTCACAACAGCATAGGCTCTTTTTACACCTGAAGCTGTCCATGCACCACTGCCCATATTTGTATAAAGTAGTACGGTCGTGCTATTCCCTGTCACTTGCCATTTTGACGCCCCTGTTAAAGCGACGCCGTTATCGATCGCGTAGCCGCAAACGCCAGCCCAAACGTGATTTGTGAGGTTGGCGCTTGTAAACGGAAGACCAGTAACAGTGAAGGTTGTTCCGCTACTCGTATTATTTGACGGGATTGAGAAAGTTGCCGTGACCTTCTTGCCAATCTTAACATAAGTGCCGATACCGTTTGCCGGGCTTGCTCCGCAGGCTGTTGGAACTGGCGTCCAAGTTCCTTCGGAATAGTGAGCGCCATCGAGCATATCGGCGTTTAAATTGGGGGACATTGTCGTACTTGTTATAACCAACGGAATGGTCCCAACCACGGCTTCAAGTTTCAAACTACCATCGGCTTTGAGTGTAGCCGCCGGTGTAGTCAGCATAGAAGAACCCCAGGAATGGATAACCCTATGAAGTGGGAAAATTGTCGTGCTTGATCCGACAGGAGCAGTTGGGGCAATGGTCAGCGTATCTGGGACTGTTACGTCAGCCAAGCCGTCATCCTCGATCGTTACCCGTAGATAAGGTATCGACAATAAAGTCCTTGGCGATCCGAAATTGACATCGATGTAAGCCGTCCCATTAACGCCACAATCTATAACTCTAAAATTGGCTATGTTGTACTGGTATTCGTACCCCGCTCCCTTTTTGACTTCGGCAGTCCAACCCATTCCATTCCCGGTTGTTGTTTTCCTAAACTCGATGGCCGCAAAATCATGACCATCGGGCTGCCAAACGGTTAAGCGAACTCGGCGACAATAAACACCAGAGTGATTCAGTGTTAGAACGCGATAATACGATGTTGGTGTTCCAACCGATCCTCCCGTGTATATACTGGAGTAATCACGAGTATATAATCTGAAAGATCCGACGTTCACTTGTTTGTCGGAGGTCAAATTAACGACATCATACCCTCTTAAGGTTAGCGTTTTTCCAAAGACATTAGTAGAACCGGCAACATCGTAATCGGCAGCGCCGACATTCAAATGTTTGGCTTCTATTGTTAATGAATCGTCGCCCGTGAGGCTCATGCCGTTATACGTTCTTGGAACGCCATACCCGATTTTACCTTTTTCGACCCCGCTGCTTGTGAACGTTAAATAACCGCCACCAGCAGAAGAAGAACGTTCAATGTTAACTCCGTTCAATCC